GCGACTACTTCCAGCACCATTGCGGCGTCTTCTACCGCTGTGAAATCTGCTTACGACCTTGCTGCGGCAGCTCTTCCCATAGCTGGTGGCACCATGACGGGCACATTGGTCGCCAGCAATATCTATACGAGTAACTTAACTATACTCTCACGTGCAGCCCTCTTATTGCCAGCGGGTTCAAACAGCGATCGTCCCACACCTACCATAGATGGCTATATTCGCTATAATCAAGAGCTAAGCCAATTTGAAGGCTATTCGCAAAACACATGGGGAGCTATTGGTGGAGCCAGCACCGGCACTGGGGGCTTTTCACCATGGTCTAGCAACGGTTCCAATATTTATTACGCATTGGGCAATGTCGGCATTGGCACGACTGCACCCCTGGTCAAATTACATGTAAATGGCAACGTCATTGTCGGTTCAAATGTAAGCTATCGTAATAATCTTATTCCAGTAGCAGATGGAAGAATAAATAGTGTGAATATTACTGCGTTAAATGCCCGCACCCGCACCAGTTCAGCCAGTGCCATCGCAGCAGTATCTTCATGGACGCCAAGAACTTCAGCTACATACAATGGTTGGCGTTCGGTATGTTGGTCTCCAGAACTATCGCTTTTCGCAGCTGTATCCCTAAGCGGTATAGGAGACCGTGTCATGACCAGTTCAGATGGTATTACTTGGACATCACGAACATCTGCCGCAGACTATGAATGGAGATCTATCTGTTGGATGACAACGTATCAATATTTTGTGGCAGTATCTTCAACCGGTGTTGGAAATCGGGTGATGATTAGTGATAATGGTATAGATTGGTTACCACAAACATCTGCGACAGATAATGAATGGTATGCAATTTGTTGGTCACCTGAATTATCATTATTGGTGGCGGTAGCACAAACGGGTTCCGGGGATCGTGTCATGACCAGCACAAATAGTTATACATGGACATCACAAACATCCGCTGCAGACAATGAATGGCGAGCAGTATGTTGGTCACCAGAACTATCTATCTTTGTAGCAGTCGCAATATCTGGTATAGGAGACCGTGTCATGACAAGTCCTAATGGTATAAATTGGACTTCTAGAGCATCCGCATATGACGCTAGTTGGAGTAGTGTATGTTGGTCACCAGAACTAGGAATCTTTGTAGCAGTGGCGTTGAATAGCTTATATTGCGTCATGACCAGTCCGGATGGAATTAATTGGACTATAAATACACTCGCTCCAAATAATAATTGGCAAAGCGTCGCTTGGTCACCCGAACTATCTATCTTTGTAGCATTAGGTAATGCATCCGAAGCGGTCATGACCAGTCCAGATGGTTACCAATGGACATTACGTGTAGGTGGAAAAGGGTCATCCATATGTTGGTCACCTGAACTTTCTAGTTTTGTGACTGTAGGAGGAAATGGTAATGCTCCCACGACATCTGCGATTGGTATGCCAAATTCCAAAAGTGTGGTAAAAGCATTGCCCAGTCAAATGACTGTTAGTGCATTGGGAAGTGTAGGCATTGGCACGACTGCACCCACACAGAAGTTGCATGTCCAAGGCGACGCCCTTATCAATGCCAATCTAACGGTCACTGGTTGCAATTTATATATTACCAATGGAGGGGTGGGTATCGGCACGACCACAAGTTCTACTGTAAGTCAGTTAGCCGTCAATGCCGAAACCAGATTGTATAAAGATATTACATTAAGTGATCGGGTAGATGTAGGAGGATACTATGACGGGGGAATGCGTATTCGTGGCGTGGTAGATTTAGCCTATGATGGGGAAAATATATCACGAGGAGGGTCCAAAGGACATCGCGGGATTGAATGGTATTATGCCAATAACAACCGATGGGGTATGGTTCAGGATAGTTTATACAATTTAGCTTTATATACGTCAAGCACAGTCGTGATTGGTGAAGAAGGTTCTGCCATTACCTTTAACAAAACCAATACCGTAGATAATACCTCTACTACTGCCTTTTCGGAGTTCGGTCGTTTTAATTACCAGGGCTACCTCGGCATTGGCACCACCCGTCCGACACAAAAACTACATGTTCAAGGAAATTCCCTGATTAGCGGTTCGGTATCTGCGGCTTCCCTTACGGCTACAGATATTACCACAAGTAACTTAACGGTCTTAGATACACTTACGTTAGGTGGAAACGCTACGGCATTAAGAAATCGTCTTCAAGTGAATTCGGCCCGTAAAGTATTTTATGTGGATACGAGCACCAAAAGCGAATTCGTCATATCGGCAGATGGTATCTTTGGTGGCTTTAGCTCAAATGTAGATGTCTTTGTAAATCAGAACAAACTCAGTTATATGACTTCAAATTATGCCGATTACGATTTAAATTATTCATGGACAACTGGTTCAAATACAGATTATACAGTCACTTTAACCCAAGCCGCTGTATTTGGAGACATTGTAGATATTACCATATGGCCTCAGATTGTTCAACAGTCTTCTACACAACCAGGTTACGTGTATCAGAATATTAGTTTAAGCTATTTTAATAAAACTACATTAGGTAGTACAGACATTTATTATATAGGAAACGTTGGCATCGGCACCGTCACACCCACGCAACAGTTACACGTCCAAGGCAACGCCCTTATCAATGGGAATCTAACGGTCACCGGAAGCAATATTACAAACATAAACTATATCAATAGCATTGAATACAATAGCAGTAATGTCATTATCAACAATGTCAGTGGCGCCGGTCCCGCTCTAAAGGTGAGTCAAACGGGTGTAGGTGCAAGTTATCCGATCGCCGACTTCTACGATAATGATGTTAGCACGACCATTCCTGCCCTACGCATTGCCGACGGCGGAAATGTCGGCATTGGCACGACCTCACCGCAAGCTAAGTTGTATGTGCAGGGAGATATTTCTATTTTTAGAGAAAGTAAAATACAATTTGCAGTTGGTTCCGAAACACGCGCATACATTAAAAGTAATGGCACGAATAATGCATTGGAATTTGGTTCAGCGGGAGTTGAAACCATGAGAATAATGCCTAGCACTGCTTCTGTCGGCATTGGCACGACTGCACCCACTGAGAAATTGCATGTAATCGGAAATATAAAAGCTACTGGATATATGTATGCTCCAAACGCAATTATTAATAAACAGGTGTATTATGCTTATAATGCAGCTGCGCATATAAATGATTTAACTACAAGCACCCTTACATATAGCGGTATATTTGTAACAATTACACCAAAATTTACAAATTCTAAATTTGTTATTAAATATACAAGTTCCATGTTTTATACGAATGGTACGGACATTGCCGCATTTATTTATAGAAGAGTAAATGCTGGAGCAAATGCAAACCTTTCAGGTGGAAATCAACAAACAAGAGGAACCTACCTACCACTAGTATTAGTAGCAATTGATACACCTACTTTTACACTAGGTTCTACACTTACATATACAATCTGGTCTGCGTCGATAACGAATGGCCAACGCAGTATTTTAGTTCATAATAATACAGTAGCTATACTAGAAGTTGAAGAAGTTGCGCAATAACCATTTAAACCTTACCGGCGTAGTAGTAATAATAGAATGCTAAAAGTGCGGCTACACGTTAAAGAGGACCGCGTGCAGTTGGTTTTGGAACATTCCACGAAATTGCATACACCAAAAAAAATGATAAATGCTATAGATATTAAGAAGCTACGCACCAATCTCAATATGTCCAGCAATCTCTATATTCATCCGCGCCTATTGGATCAAGCCCGAATGCATCCCCGTTATGCCCAAAAATTCAATATGCACAGTTACGCCACGGGACTATCGTTTATTGGCGATGCATTTATTAACTTTGTTGCTGCGATATTAGCATATGATGAGTTCGGCAATTACAATACCCGTAAAGAATTAATTCCGCGCCGTTTGGATTACACCAATCATAAGCACTTGGCCTATAGAACCCAAAAATTGGGTTGGGACTCATTTATCGCGTGTAATTCAGGGACGCTCTCTATAGATACAAAAAAAGGGGAAAAAGCCTACGCCAATATGCTAGAGGGGCTGATCGGATGTCTCTATAACAGCAATGACCTCCGACAATTGCCAGAGATTCTAGAAGTGGTCAAAGATATTCTTGCCCCTGACAGCAATGTCTCTTTCTTGTCTCGCTTGAACTACGATTCCTTGCAATTCTTCGCCATTACGTTCTGCTTCTTTTACAGTATGTGTTGCATGTTTATGGTCTACATGCTCTTTTAATTTACAATCCAAAACCATATAAAGATTAACTGCTCAGTATTATATACGGACCTATAGTGTATCGGTTCGCACAAGGCTCTTATGAAGCCTTAGGATGGGTTCGATTCCCATTAGGTCTAATCCAATTATAATTTTTCAAAATCTTCGCATAGAGGTAAGTATTTTACATAGTTCGTGTATATAGAATGACATTGTGTAATAAAGTCAAAAAAACCGCCGAGAATATGAATATGGTTTCCGCTCGTATCCTTTATTTGAATATGTGATAATTCGTGTTCAATCATTTTTAAGTGGTCTATAATTTGCTTACGAATGACCGGATTATGGTAGAGCTTTTTACGCGCCCCCAACATCTTTAAGAACCGTTGATATGCCTCAGCATTTTCGCCCATAAATATAAAATAGCTGACAATCCTTGCCAAAATCCCATTGCAGTTCTGTATTCGCAAATTGCAATGCCATCATTCTATGAATGTGTATCTCTTTAAATTTATCCCATTATTCTAATCCTAAATGCAGCTACATGTAAAAGGCAATACGTTCTTTTTAACAGATGAAGTAGATGAAGACGGAAATGTAAAAATCCGTTTTATATCTTTACAAAATTCATGTGTGCTTATTGAATTAAATAAAAATAAACGCAAGACAGAGGGGTATTTACAGAGTGTAAATTTTTATACATCATGTTCTATCAAAGAAAAGGAATTAGAGAAACAGTCAGGAACCATTACGATGATACAAACGGATTTAACCTATATGTTAAATAAATATTCTCATATAAAAAAGGTGCATCTTCAAGATGAGACATTTCCAACAAAGCCGCTAATAACTCCTAGACGGTTGTTAAAAGGTCAATTGGGATGGTATGAAGAATATTTGGGTGCATATCCCCTTTTAGATATCTTAAAGGAAAAATTAAAACTATTAAGAAAACCCGAAACCCAAGCCAAACTCCTAACCTTATTACCCCCTCAATCAAGTGATAATAAATGGTGGATTTCAGAAAATATTATCCCTATAGCAGAGCAATTACAGGAAAGATTATTTCATTACATTATTGGAACCATGTGGGTTATTTCAGCATCTACAATTCGTAATTATAACATAGAATTTGAGATGGAACAAGCCGGATCTTACCAAAAAAGTATGAAACAGATTTTCGCCAAAAGACCCGCAGAGACACTTTCTCGGCAGCATTATCTTTAAATTCAAAAACTTATTTAAAGATTTATATCCTATCTTAGATAGGAAGTGAAAGCCTTCCCGAGAACTAGACAGGTTTCCCGAGCGGTCAAAGGGGTAAGCTTATATTGCTCCAGTAACTGTTAAAAGCAGTTGCTAGTCCCAATCTATTTGGGGCGACACTTTCAAATTGCGGGAATCTCCTAAAGGCGAATCTACCAAGTTTCTGTGGAAACATAGAGATGGTGAAGACAAACAGACTTCAGTATGGTAAAAACGATTCGTATGAACAATGGACAATCCGCAGCCAAGCTCCTAAGGTCGTTATAGTAAGACTATGGAGAAGGTTCAGAGACTAGACGTTAGTGGGCCCGAGGAGTTCTAACTAAACTTCTATGACGGCTTAAGGTATAGTCCATGCAGTTTGTGAAAGCATTCTGGTAACATGTACATTTAAGCTGTAATGCGTAAGCTTCAGGGGTTCGAATCCCCTACTTGTCATCATAACAAAAAATGTAAAATTTATATTTTGTTTTTAATTTAATTTGCACCGCCAAATCTAAACCATCTTTAATTTGCACCGCAAATCTAAACCACCACGATCTTGCTAAGGGTCAGAAACGTGTCCTTGCCGGTGGGCTGATAGAACGCCCTCGTCCGCTCGTCCCTAAGGTTGGGCACCACACTGTTGAACAGCTCTATCGCCTCCTCATAGCTGTCATGGACTGCCTTGTAAGGCGCCCAGCGGCCCTTCCAGAACTTCTGCGAACAAGACGTCCATGCGGGAACAATCTTGTCGTAAATATACTGCGTCAGGTCGTAAGGGAGGCGGCTACCCAGTGCCTGCGACTTCCAGCGGGCGTCGTCAATGTGTTCGTTGCACAGGGCTTTGAAGTTGCCCTTGTTGTAGAGGCGCGTGTTTAGGCCATACATCTTTTTGAGGATTTCCTTGCACTCCTGCAGGTTCTCAACTAGGTTGCCGCCGCTGACTGCATTATGCGGCATATACTCCAGCTGGTCCTCCCACGAGTGGAAGTTGAACCCATAGTAGTCCATAATATAGATCATGTTGGCCTCCTCGCAGAACAGCAGATCCAGGATCATGAACTCATCCCCGTTGTCGTGCGTCTCGTAGAAGGACATGACGCCGTGGTGAGGGCTATATTTTTGGACATAAGCTACCTGGTTTGAGTAGTTCATGAGGCGCCCGCTGTAGGCTGCGATATACACATCAAAGAGCTCCATCTTAATAGAAGCCATTGTAGCGCTAGCGGCTGTCGTAAGACTGTGACGGCGGCAGGAGGCGTTAGCGTGGGAGCGAGAGCGCAAGAGGATGTCGTAAGACTGTGAGCGCGGAAACTATGTATCGGTGACGATAACAATAAATGTCATTTTTTTGTAAATAATAAAATTTAATTAAAAATAAATGTAATGGGACAGAAAATGCCAAAACTGGTTTGGCTATTTAGGTATTTTTACTCGTCATCCCCGGTGTACCACTCGGTTGCGTTGAACCAGCTGACAACCTGCTCGGGCTTCTGCCACTTTCCCACCAGACGGGAGACAAATTTGGCATCAGGTGCAACCATGTCCGCGACGAAGCCGAACCCGATGCTACTGGTCGTGTACCAGTCCTCATCAAACTCGGTATCGACCTTACCGTTGCCATGCTTGTAATAGAATCGCAGCACACGCAGCTCGTCGTTACACGCCTCTACCTCCATCAACATGTGTGTCAGGTGGTTGTCCTCAAAGTATTCGTGGAACGCGACGAAGCGGTTGTCGCCCAGGTTCAGCACCACGGTAATCCACTCATACTCCAGCTCCACTCCAGCCACCTCCACACCGGACATCACCTCTGTGAAAGCGGCGCCAGAAAGGCAGCTGCGCTCGAAAGTTCCACAGTAGTCCTCAATGGCATCCTTCAGCCCGCTGTGGAACTGGTCGACATGCACCACCCGTGCGATTAGGTCGACGGTATCCTTCGGCACGACAGCATCTAGGAACGTGTAGGCGGTAGAGGCCATAGCGCGGAAACTCTGTATCAGTAGCGGTCGGATGATTGCGATCGTTGTTTGTTTGTTTGTAAGCTATATCTATAACGATATTTGAATTTCATTTTTTTTATTTTCAAGAATGATATAAAAATTTAAATGCAATACATGTATAATGTATTCCTCAGAGCATAAAGACCTGAGTTTAATAGAACGAATTCGCGCCGTTGGTATTTATGAACAACTTGAATCGCCCACTAAATTATCATGGGAAGAATTTGAAAAGCGCTTCTTATTATCTATTCGTATTCATAAACTATATAGCCAACTATTTATTTACTTTCAAGGATTTCAAAATATTAGAACCAGAGACTTACTTGTAGCGTATTCTATCATCTACTATGAAATGGACGACACTGAATCTGGTAGAAACGTCAAAGAAGCAGCCACAAACCTTATTCATGCGCTACATAAAGAACCCCTTGACTCAGTCACATTTCGCCAAACACTCTATAAAGCCCTACGTAAATTTGAGCGCATTTATGTCCCATGGAAGATGGATGACCGAGATAAACTATTAGAAAAATTCTCTCAAATGTATTGGGAATATGACACGCATCCCGATCCCGATAAACGAGAAGAATGTCTCAAAATTATGAAAAAAATAGACAATCTTACCTTTTTCAATCTATTTTCTGCATAAGATGTAATGGATGAACAGCCACCGCCGCGCCGCCGCTCTTCTCGTGTGGCCACCGCTACATTAAAAACCCCTAAAGAAGAACCTGTCGCCGTCGCCGCCTCTGCCCGGCCCTCAACCTCACGCCATCGTAGCCATAGCCACCGTCACACATCCTATAATATAGACACCGTAGTAAAAGCCCTCACCGAAGTAAAACTATTAAATGAATGCGATAAAGCCAAACACGCCCTAGATATAAAGAACGATTCTCCGAGTATGGAACACCCTAAAGCTATTTTCATTATAGGCGCAGCCGGTGCCGGTAAGACATTTACTCTAGAAAGATTAATTCCTAAAACATTCCTCTATGAAATATACAACCCAGATATCTATCAAGAATACCTGTTATCTAAGGAAGGCGTTCTAAAACGCGATCAGCAGCGCTATAGCAACAATGAAGCCGAGTTTTTGAAAACGACCCTAGAGCAATTACGCCAGGAATATCCCAGAGAGTCAGAAGTCGCATTAATGCAAAAGGCGCGCGAGATAATGCTTTCCAAAACATACAAATGGTTCCATGTTTCCCAAGATTGCACCAAAGAAGATTTTAAGACATTTATTCAAAAACGGCAAAACATTATTATTGACCGCCCTGGAGATAAAATGTATCGCCCGCACCATCGCGGCCAAAAAACCAAAATGGTCTATATTGAGGATCAAAAACATTCACTGGAAAGAAAGGGCTATCAGACCTTTATGATTGTTATATACGCTAACCCTCTCATTGTATTAAAACGTAATTCAGAAAGAGCACGCCGCCTGCCATCCCATATTATATCCAATATTTGGATCGGTGTCCAGAAAAATATGGCCTATTATAGAGACCTCTTTGGGGATGCGCTCGTCGTGATTGATAACGATTACGCCCCCCATTCCGAAATTACCGATGAAGCCCTAGTCCCTTACTTTCCAAACCCAGAAGATCGTTCCTATTATCTAGAAACCTTTAAAAAATATACAAAACCTCAAACCCATCGTATAAGCGTTTCCAAACAAAAACTCTCCGACTTTTTATTAGCTCAATAGATTATATAGATACGCCATATAGAATCCTCCAGCCATCCCTCTTTTTCTTTTATTCGTCTCGCGTTCGGCGATACCCTTCTTCTGTTCCACTAAGAAATCCATCAATTCAGAGAGAATTTGCTCCTCTGTCTTATCCACAGAGCCACTTGCGCCGCTCGCCCTCACGCTCACACCCGTGCCCGCACCCATACCATTACGCAGCTTTTCCATAATATAGCGCGCGCTTTCCTCAGACAAATGCCCCGTATTGATGAGTGGATAAAATATATTAAACTGATTTAATAAACTCGCAATACGCACCATCGTGCCAGAAATTTTTACATTTAAACCTAGAATCTCAGTGGTCGCCCGATCTTGCTTTTCTCCACCTGGTCCAGATGCCGCTCCCACATCCACTACCGGATGAATTTTCTCAAAATTATAGAATTTATTAGACCCGTTATTATCTGCTGCCATTTTTTGGAAAGACTCCACACGGTCATCACCTGAGATAATATACAGTTCCGTATATCCCACTTCTTTGTTCAAGAAAGTGAGCAATCCAATAAAGCTATTCAACGATTTCTCACCCTCTATGTCTAAAAACGTATGCTTCGGAAAGAATTCGCCCGGATAGAGTCGCTCCAATATATCTTTTTTTACTGCATAGGTTAAAGGATATTTTACCCGATCGCATACTTCAAATGCCTTTTCATAGACGCCTTTGGAAGGCTTTACTGTTTTAGGTGGCGCAGGACAAGAAGATGTAGCTACAATTACCACGTCACCGCCATTATCTATACTATTTTTTACAGCCATATCAAATAAAACCTTATGACCCAGTGTCGGC